CAGTCTTGGCATGACCGACCCCCACGAAAAGACCGATTTTTCCACATCAAAAGTTGGCGCTGATGTCACGACTGGCGAGTCACGCAGACCCGTCCCAGTGGCCAAGCCCATCCTCCCGCAGGCTCCACCCATGACGGAAGAGGCCGCAGACGCTCTGGACAGCGCCGAGTTGCGTGAGTACGGCCACCGCCTCCTGAGCCAGTCCGCAGGCGTCACGCCGGAACTCAAAGAGTTGCGCCAGGATGTGCATGACGACAACGACAAGGAAATCCAGCGCATCCTGGAGCGCAACGCATCGTCCGCCCAGGCCGTCATCAACGCAGCACAGGAGTGGCGCGGCCGCATCGATCCGCTTGCCCGCCCGCGCGGCTGGAAGCGTCCGTGGTTGGAGTGGTGGGCCTCCTACAAGCGACCAGCCAAGCGGCAGGAGATCCTGGCCATCGCCCAATTCTGGGATGGCGATGCGGACCGCACTGCACGCCGTCTTGGTCTGCCCGTCAACGACGTCCGGTACATCCTTGGGCAGACCGTCTTCCTGGAAATCCTCAGGCACTACATTGGTTCTGAGGCCGATGCCCTCATCGCCACTAACGCAGGCCTGGAGAACTGCCTGACGGAACTCATGGCCGACTCAGCCCAGCAGCCGCGTGACCGCATGCGCGCAGCAGAGATCCTGGCCAAGATGCGCGGCCTGGACAAGACGAAGCCGCCCGCACCGCCCAAGAAGGAAGACGGCACATCGCTTACCGACCTCCTGCGCCAGATTGAAAAGGGCTCACCCTCCAAAGGCTTCACCGCCCCCGCCGAGGTTGAACCCGTAGAGACCGTGGAAGCGCCACCCGCAATGCCGCCTGGTGAGCCCAATGCCCACTGACGACAAGGAGTTCATCAAGCACATGAAGCGGTGGCGGAAGGACCCCGCCGCGTTCATCACGGAAGTCGTTGGCGCCAAGCCGACGAAGCAGCAGTTGCTGATTATCAATGCGGTGGCAAAGCCAGACTGCCGCGTGTCCATCAAGTCTGGTCACGGAACCGGCAAAAGCACCGCGCTGGCCTGGCTGGTGCTGTGGCATGTGTCAACGCATGGCGACGGCAAGGTGTTCGTCACATCGCCGTCGGGCCCGCAGTTGCAGGCAACCCTGTGGTCGGACATCAAGAAGTGGCACCAAGAAATGCATCCATTCTTCCGTGATGCCATAGAGATCACCAACACCGAGACGCGATACAAGGATGATCCGGCGTACTCTTTCGCCGTCGCACGTACTGCTAGAAAGGATAATCCATCGGCAGTTCAAGGCGGTCACGCCAAAAACACCATGATCGTTGTCGATGAAGCGGCTGGCGTTGACGAAGCCGTGTTCCGCACCCTGCAGGGCTCGCTGTCCACGCACGAAGCCCGCTTCGTGATGGCTGGAAACCCGACCGCTCTGTCTGGTTTCTTCCACCAGTCCCACACTGACGAGGCGCTGGCCGAGGACTGGACGCGCATCACGCTGTCAGCCCTGGAAGCAGACTTCGTTGGCAAGGCCTTCATTAAGAACATTGAGCGCAATGCCGGCGGCACGGATACCGACGAGTACCGCATCCGTATTCTTGGTGAATTCCCAAAGGTTGCCGCATCACAGTTGATCAGCCCAGAGGCCGTGCGCGCAGCGTTTGCCCGTGAGATCTCCAAGGACCAGTACGAGATGCTCCCCATCGTCCTTGGCGCTGACGTGGCGTACATGGGCGACGACGCGTCTACTATCTACCTGCGTCAGGGCAGGCGAACCCTGAAGATTGGATCGTGGCACGGCCTAGACACCAACAAGTTTGCCGACGTCATCGCCCAAGCCATCAACACCCACAAGCCGTCCATGGTCTTTGTGGACGCGACGGGATGGGGTGCTGGTGTGTACGACTCCCTGCGCGCCAGGCGGTTCCACAATGTGCGTGGAGTCAATTTCTCCGAGAAAGCCATCTCCGACAGGTACCTGAACAAGCGCTCCGAGATGTGGTGTGAGATGCAGCAGTGGGTGAACGAGGGTGGATGCCTGCAGAAGTCAGATGACATGCTACGGGAATTGACCTGCGTTGAATATTTCATGTCACCGCGCCGCAAGATCCAATTGGAAGCCAAGGACTCCATCCGCCGACGTCTGGGCAAGTCACCTGACGACGCCGACGCCCTGGCCCTGACCTTCGCCGGCACAACCAACACATCCTTCGTTGGCTCCCCCTGCACGGGTCCTGGCAAAGCCAAAAACGGAGACTTTGACCCATGGGCATGACTGGCGTAACCTTCATGGCTTTGCCACTCAGAGAGGCTCTGCCACGCATCTTTTGGCTGTTCCAGATGCACTGGGACGAGATCGGTGATCCGCCCGGCAAACTGGACATAGACTACGAGAATTACCTGGCAGCGGAGCGCGCTGGGGCCCTGCGGGTGTATGTGGTACAGCCTGATGGCCTGGATAGGGCTGTTGGCTATGCCATGTTTAGGGTTGTGCCCATGCAGCGCCACAAGGGGGTGCTGGCCGCCTGGCAGGACCTCCTCTTTGTCCACCCCGAGGCCCGCGTTGGATCGCTGGGGCTAGACTTTGTACGGTACTGCGATACCATGCTTAAAGATGACGGCGTCGCCATCGTCCACCACAGCGTCAGGGGCAGGGACTTCAGCGTCCTCCTCCGCAGGCTGGGGTACAAACCCCTAGAGCAGGTTTTCTTCAAGGAGTTATGACATGGGCGGAGGCGGCGGAAACTTTGTAAGCGACATCAACGACTCAATATCGGACGTGTATAGGTCGGCGTCAAGAGAAGCCGAGCGGTTTGGTGAATTCGTATCTGACACTACGGACCAGGTAAAGAAGGTGGCCAATACGACTGGCGTGCAGTACGCCGAGGACTTCACGAAAAACCTCGTTGATGCCGGGCTGGCCGCATCAACATTTGGACTGTCGGAAGTTGCTGATGAGTTGTATAAGGGTGAGTTGACAACGGAAGATGTGCAGGGTGCAGGAAAGGATTGGCTTAGTGGCAATGTTATGTCGTGGGGCGGAAAGGCCGCATTTGACACCGCTGGCGACATTATGGAGGACCAGGCCATGAAGGCTGAGCGATCGGCCAGGGAGCAGGCTGAGCGCGACATCGCCGAGTTCGAGAAGTTGAACCGTCCGTTCTACGACCCACAGGGGCTTGAAGTGCGTCGTCAGCGTCTCCAGCGCGGCATGTACGGATTTGGCGACACCATGCTCACTATGCTTGGCGGTGCCAAGGGCGCATCAACACGGACAGGTGGGTAACACATGTACGAGACCAAGAGTTCTGGCCCCAAGCGGATTGACGAGTCCAAGATACAGCGTCTGCAGAAGCAGGCCGCGTCCATGAAGAATGACCGCGCTCTGTTTGAGGCTGAGTGGAAGAGTATTGAAGAGTTCGTCATGCCAGGCGTATGTGAGTGGTCTCGCTCCGAGTCAAAGCAGCCGCCAAAGACTCCAGACAAGATCATTGACGATACGCCGGTTGATTGCATTGAGGTTCTGCAGGCGGGCTTGACATCGCACGTCACGAACCCTGCGCGCAAGTGGGTTGATCCAACCTTGCAGGACAAGACGATGGCACGGGAAGAGGTCAACCGCGAATGGCTCTCTCACGTCCAGGAGCAGATGCTGGAAGGCCACCGCTCGTCCAACCTCTACTCCGTGCTCCCGCAGGCCTATGGAATCTGTGCAGCATACGGCACATGCGCCATCCTCTTTGAAGAGGACAGTGAGGATTCCTTCCGCTTCTATTCTCTTCCAGTCGGTTCCTACTGGATTTCCCAGAACGCACGCGGCGTTGTTGACTGCGTGTACCGCGAAATTGAAATGACGGTTCGTCAGGTATTTGAGCGCTTCGGATATGACGGCATGTCGGAAGAGGTGCAGCGGAAGTTCGACGACAAGTCGTACGATGAACCTGTTGCTATCTGCCACATGGTCTATCCAAACGAGAAGCACGACCCCAAGAGCCCATTTGCCAAGCACTTCAAGTACGCCAGTTGCTACTGGGAAGAGAAGCGCACCGACGGTGTATTCCTGTCCGAGAGCGGATTCCGCACGTTCCCGATCCTGGTTGGCCGTTGGTCGGTCCGTGGTCGCGCCGCGTGGGGCATCGGCCTTGGCCGTCGCCTACTGCCACTGTCGCGCGCCTTGCAGATGTATGAGCGCAAGGTTGCACAGGCCGTATCCAAGGAAGTGTCACCTCCGCTCCAGGCCCCAACCAGCATGGCTGGAATGGAGATCAGCACGGCTCCGGACGCCATCAATTACGTCGACGAAATTGCCGGCAGAAATGGCATCCGCTCGCTCTATGAGCGCGGAACATTCCAGATGCAGAACGTCGAGGCCAAGATGGCTCAGTTGCGCGCCCAAATGAAGCGCGTGACGTTCTACGACCTGTTCCTCCTGATGACCCAGGAGACCAGGTCGAATGTTACGGCAGAAGAGATTCGCGCCCGTCTGGACGAGAAGATCCTGGCTATTGGACCCGTGCTGGAGCGCTTGGTTGACGACATCCTGGATCCACTGTTTGCCCGCGCCTTGGATATTCTCATGGACCAGGGTCGCATCAACGAGCCGCCTCCCGAGATCGTCGGCATGCCCATGGCTGTTGAATACTCTGGTGCTCTGGCCCAGGGTCAGAAATTGCTTGGCCTGGCTCCGATTGACCGGTTCCTGGCCGCCGCTGACCGCCTTGGCCAGCGCGACCCACGCGCGTACGACACGCTCAACGCCGAGGCCACTCTGCGTGAGTACGCCGACCTCCTGTCGGTACCGAACCGCATCCTCAACAGCCGCCAGCAGGTCGCCGCCATCCAGGAGCAGCGCGCCAAGGCAGCGCAGTCCCAGGCAGCCAATGAGTCTCTTGCTCAGGGCGCACAGGCCGCTAAGATGCTATCAGAGACCGACACGACAGCCGGCGCGCTGTCAGACCTCATCCAGATGCAGACAGGACTGTAACCCATGGCCACAATCCCATTCGTAAAGACTGTCTCACACGATGGTTCAGATGCCACCGTCATCAAGTATGTGTGGGCTGGTCTGTCTGCTGGCGATGATGGTGAGGCCATCGCACTGCCGTCGTTTGCCGATCGCTCCATCCAGGTTGGCGGAGAGTTCGGTGTTGGCGGCGCAGTCACCATCAAGGGCTCCATCATCACCGACCAGTGGGACACGCTGTCCGACCCACAGGGCAACCCCCTTGTGTTCAGTGGCCCCAAGATTGAGACCATCACCGAGATGGTTGAACTCCTCAAGCCCATGGTTGCTGGCGACGGCACCACGTCGGTCAACATCGCAATCCTCGTCCGGAAGGTCTAATCCATGAGCGACAAGATTCAAATGTCCGAAGATCTGCGTCGGCTGGCCCGTCTCCTGAGGGCGATCCCCGAGGCTGCTGATGTGATTGGTGCGGTTGGGACCATGGAGCAGGCCCAGGCCGAGGCCACCAAGCGCATGGAGGCTGCCAGGGCTGATGAGGCAGTCGCCGTTGCTGGAGCCGAGAAGGCCCGCGCTGATCTTGACGCTGCCGCCGCCATCGCAACTAAGACTGTGAAGGGTGCAGAGGCCGACGCCGCCGCCCTCATTGCCAAGGCACATGAAGACATCGCGGCCATGAAGGACGCGGCCGAGAAATCACTGGAGTCCATCAAGACCAAGGAGCGACGTGCCGAATCCGACCAGCGCAAGGCCGAAAAGGCTCTGTCCGACGCATTGGCCGCCGTCGATGCCGCCAAGGCCGAAGAGGCCGCTGTCCGTATCCGCATCGAGAAGATCAAGGCGGACGCCAAGGCCGCCTTGGGCTAAGGCTAACCAATGGCCAACCAGACCCCAGCCGCCAACGTCAACCACGACAGCGCCAGCGTCACTGGCTTGCTGAACGGCGACGGCATCATTGAGGCCATTCAATGACCGTATCGTACTCATCTGGATATGTCTCGCTCTCGGGTTCAACTGAGGGCGCACCGGACACGCTATCAGCCATCGTGGCGGCAGTTAATAACACGTCGCTGTGCCGCATGGACGCAGGTCGCAATTTCTGGATCGGCAACGGAGTCATTGAAATTGACATCAGCTCAGGGTGGTTGCGCATCCAAGACGGCGAGAGTTTCCAGATGGACAACGTAAAGCTGCGCAGGGACAATTCCGCAGGAGGCATAACGTTCCAGCCCAAGAGTCGTTGGATCATGTCTGGAAACACCAGCAGCCAAGACGATGGGCTAAATACATTCAGAACTGGATTCACATGTGTCTGTGAACGCGACACCATCACTGGGGCTGTCCCGTTGTGGATCATGGACATGGGCACTGGAACGCGCCACGACGGTTTCTCGTGCTACGGCAGTGATCGACCACTGATGAAGATCTCGGGGCTTACCTTGTGGGGTAGGTCCGGCATGAGCGTCAAGTTCAACACCGCATCCGGTGGCTATTTCCGCTTCTTCACGATGATCAAAGACTCCGCTGTGTCCGGTGGAGTCACGTTCGAGTTCCAGGCGTATTGCTACAATGACGGACCTGTGCAGTTCGATGACCCCACATTCGTCGGCTTCACGACCTTTGCCAGCCACGATGGGTACACTGGCCAAAAGATCATATTCAACCGCCCGAGGTACCATTCTAGTTCCAACTTCACCTTCGACTACCTGGCACAGTGGGGAAACGGTCAGGCCGGCAACGAGTGGCAGATCATCGACCCAGTGTTCCTGAGTACCGGCGTCTGGAATGGGAGCATACAAAACAACGGCGGGCCGAACTGGACCGTTCGTGTCATGCGCTCAGATCAAAAGAAGGTGCTGGCAGGCGCATCCGGGCTGGTTGGCGTCAACCTGCGATGGGTGTCTTCGGACCCGACCAACTCCCCCGCGATCGAGGCCACCACTGACTCCAACGGTGATGTACCGCTGCAATTGCTGACGACCGACCTCGCCCTGCCCGCTAATCTGAGCGGCGGGGCTTTCACTCCGTCGCCTACCACATGGTCTTGCTACGCACGCAAATACGGCAGAGACACCCAGCCTGAGTGGGCGCTGTACGAAAATGTCGATATTGCCGCCCCGATAGACACGGACCATCAAGCGACGGTCACGGACGGCATTGTTGACAGCCAGGCAACCGCCGATGCGTACACCGGCATCACTCTGACCGATCACGGCGGGTCTCCAGCATCCTGGCAGTCGAAATCGTGGAGATACACGATCACTGGCGATCTCACCGTCAACCCATCCCTCACGGCGTCCCAGATATGGCATTACTTTGAGAGTGCCCTGTCGAAGCAGTCCGTCATCGCAGGCGTGCCAGGGCTAGAGATCCACGATCTACTAAACCGCAACACCACCGACTTCACCAGTGTTATGCGTGCTGGCAGAGGGTGTCGCGTCGTCGATCAAACAGGCGCGGCGTTCCCTGGATTCTCTAGTATGCAGGCGAACGACGGGACGTTCTATGCCGCCCCGACGCTAAACACCGGGACAGTGACGTTCACGAATCCAAACACGCGCATCGTCGTCTATAACGAGGACACCGACACGGTTATCCACGATGCCAAGGTAGCATCGTCGCCGCTGACATTCTCGTATGTCGAGGGGACGGACTACACGACCGGCGATACAATCCGCGTTTATCATATCTGGTACAACGCGGTGGACGGCAGCACGGCAACCAAGAAAGATCGGGTATCCACGGTTGCGGGCGCGTCCGGCTGGAGCGTCAATCTGGAGCAGGAAGCCTGCGCCACCTACGCAGCATACTATACCACCTACGCCACGACCGGCGCAGCGGTGGATTCCAGCGGCGACTTCGTGCGCGATATAGGCGGGCTGCATATCGACCTGGATGACTCCGACAATACATGGTACGCGCACCGGCTGTTCATGTGGGACAAGTACGACCTCTGGAATAACAGCGGTCGCCGTGCCGTGTTCATGGAGATGGCCGCCTCCGACCCAGGAAACCTGTCTATTGGCAGTCTGTCACTGGACAACATCAATACGGCGACCGCATACCAGGGCGACACGATCAACGTGGTTAACGCGGCTGGCACCCTTCCCGTCGTGAACCCGACAACGGGCGGCGGCGGAATCACGATGTATTCCGGCGGCAAGGTGCTGACCACCAGCACCGGAGGCATCGCGCCGAGCGAGGCGCAGATCAAGTCCTGGGTGCGCGCCGAATTGGCCACCGAGATGGCGCGCATCGACGCCGCCGTGTCCAGCCGCGCCAGCGCAGCCGACCAGACGGCCATCAAGGCCAAGACGGACGCCCTGGTCATCAACAGCGGCAAGGTTGACGCGAACGTCGAGAGCATGAACGGCGCCGAGGTCATCGGCACCGGCACAACTGGCGATGCCTGGCGAGGCGTTGGGGTAGCCCCCTAATGTTCTCGTCCACATCATTCTCCACAATCTCATTCTTCCCGGCCTCGTTCTCCGGTCTTGGTTTCGCCGTCCTCACCCCCTCTGAATGGCTTGTGCGCGCCCGCCGCCGCGGTAGAAGATAGCCATGTTCCAACTCATTGCGCTCCTTGCTGAACTGGTTAAATGGCTGCGTATTGAGGCTGAAATGCGCGCCCGCCGTCAACTCCAAGCAGAACTTGAGGCATCAGATGAAAACATCGATCAACTTGAAGGTGATGTCGCACGCGCTCGCGCTGCTGGTCATCATGAGTATGCTGACCGCTTGCTCGAACGCCGAGTCCGCGCGATACGTTACCGGGAAGGACTACTTGAAATTGAAAAAAGGGGAAGCGTACCAGGCGACACGCCCGCTGGAAGTGTGGGCGAGCGAGTACGTCATACAGATGAAGGACGAGCAAATCATGGATCTGGTGAGAGCAAATGACCGCCTTGTCCGCGAAATTAACATGCTCCGCTCCACACATTGATCTTGACCAGCGAGCAAACTGCGTACAGTCCTGGCATGCCCGATGACCCCGACTTCGCCGATGATCGCGCTCCAGCCCCAGAAGACCTGGACGACATCAACGATGTGGCTCACCTCCTTCAGGACGTGCGATTCATCAGGTTTTTGCGCCGCGTCTTCGTCCACGCAGGCGTCATGCAGACGACATTTGATCCAGACACCCATGTCATGGCGGCGCGCGCTGGGCGTCGCGATATGGGCATCTGGATTGTGAAACAGATCAACGCAATTGACCCTTCGGTAACACCACGAATCCTTGGAGATATCCCATGAGCGGCGAAAACACCAACACGAACACCACTGGCAACACCAACACGGGTGGCACCGGAACCGGTGGAACCACAGGCGGAGCCACTGGTGGCACCACTGGCGGCACCGAGACCAACGCCGGATCAAACACGGGTGCCGGTTCCACCCAGGGTGGGCAGAACCAGAGTCAGCCGTGGGTGCCACCAGCGGGCGTGGACAAGTCCGTCGCCGAGCGCGTCGCTGCCGATGCCAAGGAGTTTGGCTGGTCGTCCGAGCAGGCCAACAAGTTTGCCCTGGCCATCAGTAAGCGCATGGGTGATAACCGCACGAAACTGGAGGCTGACCAGGCCAAGGCCCGCGCGGATCGCGACGCCGCATGGAAGGCCGACCTGGACAAGGACGCCAACCTTGGCGGAAACAAGTACGAAGAGACGGCGAAATCCGTTGATTCCGCTATTGAGAAGATGGAGGCTCATGCTCCGGGCCTGAAGGCCCTGCTGACCGACGGACAAGTCTCACGCCACCCCGCCGTCATGCGCCTGTTCTCCTACCTGTCCAAGCAGATGGGCGAGGATAAGTTCGTCGGCGGAGGCAATAAGTCAGGTGAGCAACAATCGCTTGCGTCCCTCCTCTACGGCGATACAAAGTAACGCAGATCACTGATCCTCTCCAGGAACACGCACCATGGCCACCCTGACCTCAACCGTTGCAACGCTCGCCGAATGGGCGAACCGCACCCAGGACGGCCGCGTCCAGGGTATCGTCAATCTGCTTGAGCAGACCAACGAGATCACATCCGACATGCTGTGGATGGAGGCCAACGGCCCGACCAGCCACAAGACCACGCAGGTCATCGCTCTGCCGAGCGCATCGCTGCGCGCGCTGAACGAAGGTGTCGCCACGACCGTTGCTCGTACGTCGCAGATCGAAGATTCGATGACGATGATTGAGGACTACAGTGAAGTCGACTGCAAGTTGGCCTCCCTCGCTGGCAACCAGGCCGAGTACCGGCTCCAGGAAGCCGCGATGCACCTTGAGGGCATGGCCCAGAAGTTCGCCCAGGTCCTGATGTACGGCGACAAGAGCAAGGTTGAGCGCGAGTTCAACGGACTCCTGACCCGCTACTCGGATTCAACCAAGGGCAACGGCGCAAACATCATCAAGGCCGGCGGCGCAAGCACTGGCAACACCTCGTGCGTGCTGACCTGCTGGGGTGGCGACACCGTCCACGGCATCTTCCCCAAGGGTTCGAAGGCTGGCATCGCCCATGAAGACAAGGGGCGCGTCACCATCGAAAATGCTGGTGGCGTGACCGGGTCGAGGATGGAAGCGTTCCGTGATCACTGGGCTTGGGACTGCGGCCTGTCGCTCCGCGACTGGCGCTATGTTGTTGCGATTCGCAACATCAAGGTCGCTGACCTGGTGAAGACTGGCGCTACTGGCGCCGATCTGATCGACCTGTTCACCGACGCCGTCGAGCGCCTCCCGAACGCCCAGAAGGGCCGGGCCGTGTTCTACGTTCCCCGCGTGGTCCGCTCATTCCTGCGCCGGCAGATCCAGAACAAGGCCAACATGCACCTCAGCATGGAAGAGTTCGCTGGCAAGAAGGTCATCGCCTTCGACGGCATCCCCGTCCGCCGCGTCGACGCCATCAGCACCAACGAGACAGCCATCGCGTAAGCGGTGGCCCGTCTAACCTCTCTCCAGGAATACATCCCATGATCGACGCGCTGCTTGAACTCGCAAAGGACCAGGCTGTCACCGCGACCGCCCTGTCCACGAACGTCATCGACCTTGGTGTTGCACGCGACATCGGCGCCACGAACGGCTCCGACCTGCGCCTGCGCATCAACGCGACCGAAGCCGCAACCGCTGCTGGCGCCGCGACCGTCACCTTCACCCTTGAGGGTGCTGATGACGCCGGCATCACGACCAACGCGGTTGTGCTGTTTCAGAGCCCCGCGATCGGCAAGGCCGCGATCCTCGCCGGCACCCCGCTGGTGGACATCAAGATCCCGCGCCTGGCCAAGAAGCGCTTCATGGCCGTCCGCTACACGGTTGCCACTGGCCCCTTGACCGCTGGCAAGTTCAACGCGACGATCAGCCTCGACGGCCAGACCGACGACAGCGAGCACAACGCCGCTCCGAGCCAGGCCTAATCACCCGACTCTGGTTGAACCACCGACAGCCCCGCGCGTCTTGCGCGGGGCTGTTTTGTTGGTATAACCACACCACGGAGCCACCATGGCAAACGCTGTCGAAGTAGCCAATATGGCGCTGGGAAACATCGGTGTTTCCCGCTCCATCGAATCGCTCAGCGAGGAGTCCGAGGACGCCAAGCAGTGCCTGCGTTGGTTCAACCAGGTGCGGGATGAGTGTCTCCGGAAGACCCACTGGCAGTTCGCGCTTGGGTACGCCCAATTGGTGGCCCTACCAGAGTCGCCGACTGCTGAGTATGGATATGCGTACGCGCAGCCTGTTGACTGCCTGAAGATGATTGCGGTAGGGCCAGAGAATATGGTTACCAGGTTCGTTGAGGGTGTTGCGCGCGCTCCGTTCCGCCTGGTTGCTGGTGCCTCCACAAAGGCAGTGATACTGACGGACATGGCGGGCGCGTGGTGCGCATATATTCGGCGGGTTGAGGAGGCACCATGGTGGCCGTCCGAGTTCGCTAACTATGTGGCGTGGGCCCTGGCTGTCAGGATTGGGCCAGCCCTTGGAGCCGATCGCTCAACGCAACAGACAGCGGCGGCCGAGATGCGCAACGCGTTCCGCGACGCCGTGGTCAGCATCCAGAATGAGCGTCATCAGGATCAGGCCCCAACGCCAGATGTCATTGATGTGAGGTGGTGATGGAGACCCTGCAGCGCGCCTTTTCAGGCGGTGAAATCAGTGGCGATCTCATCATGCGTGCCGACCAGGCCAAGTACCAGATGGGGTTGGCTGAGGCACTCAATGTGTTTGTGCGCAAGGGTGGCGGTGTGTCCAACCGAGCCGGATCCGAGTTCCTGTTCAAGGCTCTGGTTGCAAATGCCCGCCTGATCCCATTCGTGTTCAGCGACGAACAGGTGTACGTGCTTGAGGTGGGATACCACGCTCCACACGGCGGGTACGTGCGCGTCTATAACCCCAACAATCCGACGGCTACGGTGTCGGCGTCGGCGTGGAACAGCGGCACGGCGTACAAGATTGACACATATGTGTCGTACAGCGGAGCGCTGTATCGGTCTGTCGCAGACAGCACCAACAAGCCACCGAGCAGCGAGCCGACCTTCTGGAAGGTGCTGCAGGATAGTGTCTACGAAATCAGCGCCCCGTGGGTTGAGGTGGATATAGAAAACCTGCAGTTTGTTCAGGCAAATGACGTCATCACGGTGACGGCGAAACTGCACGAGCCGATGGACATCAAGCGCTACGGAGACCTCGACTGGCGCATCGACTACACGGTTGGCGGAAGCACGTGGAACAACCCGCGCGTCGCCACAGCGCATGGATCGGCGAGCGGCGGACCAGCGGGGTCCAAGACGCGCAAGTACCGCGTCACCGGCGTTGATGAGGAGACTGGTCAGGAGAGCCTCCCCATGTCGTCCGGATGGTCGCTCGTTGGAGACGTCGACAATGTCATAGAGGGGTCTGTGACCAAGTGGGTCATCGACAACGGCGACAGGTCTAAGTTCACGGCTGGCGACAAGATTGTGTTCGCCATGATTGACTCGGATGCTCCGTTCATAGATGGGTCGCGCACGACATGGAAGAATCGTGTATTTGGACGTGAGTATGAAGTAACTGCAGTCGGAGCCGTAGACAGCCAAGGGACGGGCCTCTCTCACATTGACTTCAACCTGGACTCATCATCTTTTCCAGTCCTCTCGTATATCGGTGCGAGTTCAAAGGTTTTCGTCGTATACAAGACGGAAATCATCAGGTCATCGGTCGATACACCGACTGAAGCAAACCCAGTGACGGTGACATGGGGCGATGGCGCTACGGCTGGCGTCTACTACGACGGACACGCGAAATTCAAGACGTTCTACGTCTACCTGGAGCAGTCTGGTAAGTACGGCTACATCGGCGTTGCTGGCGAAAGCAAGTCGTTTGCCGACAAGAACTACTCGCCCGTGATGTCAGATCGTCACCCTGAATACGTTGATCCGTTCCCCGCTGGAGAGCACCCGCGCACGGTGTCGTACTTCCAGGAGAGGCGTGTGTTTGGCAACACGGCGTCCAAGCCAGCAGGCGTGTTTGCTTCGCGCACGGGATCATTCCGCGACTTCAGCACCAGCCAGCCGATCCAGTCGGACGACAGCGTGCGGTTCCAGATGGCGTCGCGCAAGGTGAACGAACTGCGTCACATTCTGGACATCGGCGCGTTGGTTCTCATGACCAGCGACGGCGAGTGGGTGTCTGGAGCGCCAGCGCTGTCACCAACGACTATCGAACTGAAGCAGCAGTCGTACAACGGGTGCTCGTGGGTTCCGCCAGCAATCATTGATAATACTGCTATATATGTCGGAGTTTCTGGGAATTCTCTGCGCGACCTGCGCTACGAGATCCAGTCGGACGGCTTCACTGGCAAGGACCTGACGGTGTATGCACAGCACCTGTTTGAGGGTCACCGCATCGTCGCCATGGCGTATGCGCGCAACCCGCACAGCCTGGTGTACGCCATCCGCGACGACGGCATCATGCTGGTTCTTTCGTACCTGCGTGAGCACGAGGTGTGGGGCTGGACGCAGTATCGCACAGGAGCACAGGCTGACGGCTTCCAGGAGGATGCAGCCTGTGGACCGACGGCACTCTACAGGGATGTCGTCGTTGTCCCCGTGAATGGCTTGGACACGGCGTTCATCATCGTTCAGCGCGGCAACGACTATCTGGTTGAGCGCACACTGCAGCGCGAGGTCTCGACGGATGACGCGTATGGCGAGGAGCGGTTCCTTGACGCGTCCGTGGCCATTGAAGCGCAGGGCGGCGTTGATCCAGACAGCCCGTGGTACGGCGGGACCATGCAGATTGACCAGATCGATACCGACGGATGGACGGCTGGAACAGTCATGCAGATGGCATCTGGCGGTGCCGGTGCATACACGTTCTCCGCTGGCGACGTCGGGAAGATCTTCAAGTTGACAGTAGGTGACCACGAAGTATACGCGCTCGTTGTGTCATACCTGGATCCAGCCACAGTTGAGGTCACAGGAGACGTGGACATTGAGATTCCGCTGCGCAGCGTTGCCGTAACCACATGGGTGATGACCCTGCAGACGGTTGATCGTCCAGCACACTTTGCGTCAGCCACGACGGTTGCAGCCATGCTGGATGGCGATGTCGCCGCTGACGTGGACTGCACCACCGGCACACTGACGCTGCCAGTCCCAGCCGTCCGCGCATACCTTGGCTTCGCATACTACGCGCGCATCACAACGCTGCCCATTGAGGAAGCCCAGGAGGTCATCTCCAACCGCAAGAAGCGCGTCGTTTCCGCTGGAATCCGCATCAGGAACACGCGTGGTCTGTGGGTCGGCATCCCTGGCGGCACAATGCGGGAATTCAAGTTCCCGAACGCCGAGGCATGGAACACGAACATGCCGTCATTCACTGGCATGGCAGACGTTCCGTTCCCGACGACGTACACCGACGACGCCCAGGTCCGCGTGGAGCAGCGGTCGCCTTTGCCGCTTGAGGTCCTTGGAATTGTACCTAAATTTGAAGTAGGGAGGTAACCGTGGTCCTGCCAGCAATCATGGCCGTTTCGGCCGGCATTCAGTTGGGCGGAACCGTCCTTGGCATGATCGGCCAGGCGAAGGCTGCGGCGGCACAGCGAGCCGCAGCCGAGTACGACGCGGCCATCATGGAGGCGAGGGCCACGGACACGGAACGCATCGGTTCTGTATCGGCCGCAGAGCGTGTCGCCGACGGCTGGCGCATGCTTGGGGAGCAGCGTGTTGCGTTTGCGACATAGGGCGTGTCTCTGGATTCCGAGGTGGTGGACAGTGTCGCTGCGGCCGAGATTGCAACAGCGACGCACGACGCCAACACGATCCGCATAAACGCCTCCAAGGAGGCCTGGGGCATGCGTACCAACGCGTCGTCAATACGCCGTGGCGGACGCGCTGCATTCCAGAACGGCATGTTCTCCATGGCGGCTACAGGACTCACTGGAGCAGCGAGTTCTGGAATGATGGCCGCACAGGCGTGGTCAGCCATGCCTTCAGCCGCACCATCAGCACCAGTACAGGCGGTATAACATGGCCATCCGTGTACCCACATCACAGCGCAATGTCGCCGAGCAGGCTATTCCAGGAGTCGCGCAGCGCTTTGGTCAGCCGACTGGCTACGAGGGCATGGCGAAACTTGGCGACGCCATCGGCCGAGTTGGTGAAGTCGCGTTTGGAATCGCTGCCAAGGCGCAGCAGGAGGCGGACGAGTCTGCCGTCATCCAGGCAGAACTTGAATTCAACACGGCGTCAACGCGCATAACTGACGAGTTTAAGCGCGTAGGAGCGGCCGCTGGAGGCGAGACTATCGCCAAGATGCAGTCCGAAAAGATCAGCCAGTTGAACGAGTCGTTTAACTCAATCCACGCCAGCCTAACCAACAGAAACCAGCGCGAGGCGTTTGTGCGTCGTGGTGGCGTTGGGCTCATGCGCGGAGCGTATGCCGTCAACGATCACGCAGCGCAGTCCATCAACCAGTACAACATCATAACGTCAAAGAAGGACTCAGC